ATCACGCGCATCGCTCCGCGATATTCATAACCGCAGATAATACTGCGACGAAACACTATAACCAAACCGCATGGGACGCCCACGGAAACCGACGCCGATTCTGATAGCGAACGGCTCCGCAAAGCACGACCCGCAGCGCGTTCGCGCCCGCGCCAATGAGCCGAAGATCACCGGGGCCATCGGCGCGCCGCCCGACTACCTCGAAGCCCACGCCCGCGAGAAGTGGCTTGAAATCACCGCAGACGCCGATTACAGCCCCGTTCTCAATTCCGGGCACCGTGAGGCCCTTGAGCACTACTGCACGCTCTACGGGCGCTTTCGCGAGGACGTAGCCGGTACGCGGGTGATGACGGCATCGGAGCGGCAGACGTTCCACTCATTGGCGATGCAACTGGGCCGGACCCCGGCAGCGCAATCGAAGGTGGCCGCGCCGCCGAAACCGAAACCTCGCACAGTATGGGACGAACTGGCAACGGGCTAACCTACGCCGACCGCGCCAACGCCTACGCCGCCAAAGTTGTATCTGGCGAAATCCTCGCCTGCAAATGGGTTAAAGCCGCCTGCCAGCGCCATCTCGACGACATGGCGGCGGGCGAGTTCACGTTTGACGCCGCCGCCGCTAATCGGGTGTGCCTCTTCGCCGAGGCGATGCCGCACACGAAAGGCGAATGGGCGCGGCGCGGCGAGAAAATCAAGCTGGAGGACTGGCAGACATTCGTTCTCTGCTGCCTGTTCGGCTGGAAACGCGCCGATGGTCGCCGCCGGTTCCGAACGCTCTACCTAGAAGTCGCCCGCAAGAACGCCAAGTCTACCCTGCTCGCCGTAATCGCTCTCTACCTCCTCGCGTGCGACGGCGAAAGCGGGGCCGAGGTCTACAGCGCGGCAACGACTCGTGACCAGGCGAAAATCGTTTTCCACGCCGCTAAGTCGATGGCTCAAAAGGAGCCAGAGTTCCGCGAGCGGTTTGGCATCACATGTTGGAAGGATTCCGTCACCGTTGAGTCTTCCGACAGCTATCTCAAAGCGCTTTCCGCCGAGGCGAACACCTTGGACGGCCTTAGTCCGCATGGGGCCATCGTGGACGAGCTACACGCGCACCGGACCCGCGAGGTCTGGGACGTGCTCGAAACAGGTACCGGCGCGCGGTCCCAGCCGCTGCTTGCAGCAATTACGACCGCTGGTAGCAACCGCGCCGGTATCTGCTACGAGATTCGTGGATACCTCACCCGCATCCTGAACGCTACGCTTCACCAGCACGGCGGGCTGGGTTACAAGATTGACGGCGACAGCGCGGTCGATGACACGTTTTTCGGACTGATCTACACGCTCGACGACGGCGACGACTGGCAGGACGAGTCGGTATGGCTCAAGTCGAACCCGAACCTTGGCGTATCGGTCTACCTCGACGACCTTCGGCGGCAGGCCCGCAAGGCCTCGCACGTCGCCAGCGCGCAGCCGAACTACCTCACCAAGCGCCACAACATCTGGGTCAACGCCGACGCGGCCTGGATGGACATGCTGGCCTGGGATCGTGCGGGCCGCGACATTGAGCTTGAGGATTATCGGGGCTGGGACTGCGTTTTCGGCCTCGACCTCGCCAGCAAGACGGACATCGCCAGCCTCGCCATTCTGTTCCACCGCGACGGCGAGTATCGGCTTTTCACGCGGCATTGGTTGCCCGAAGACGCCATTAGCGAATCCGACAACGCCGCCTACTCAGGCTGGGCCGAAAACGATCACCTGACGGCCACTGACGGAAACGTGCTCGACCATGAGCGCGTCCGCTTCGAGATCGCGGAATTGGCGAAGGAATACAACCCCGCCGCAATCGGATACGACCCTGGCTTCGACCGGGTGATTCCGCAGCAGCTTCTGAACGACGGGTTCCCGATGGTCGAGGTTCGCAGCACCACCGCGAACTTCTCGGAGCCTATGAAGCACGCCGAGGCCATCGTGCTCGGTGGCAAGTTCCAGCACGACCGCAACCCGGTCATGACGTGGATGATTTCCAACGTCGTCGCCCATCGCAATCGCGGCGACATGATTTATCCGACGAAAGAACGCGCCGACGCCAAGATTGACGGCGCTATCGCATGGTTTTTAGGGCTCGCGGTGCGAGACGCGCAGCCCAAAAGTATTTGGGAGACACGGGGCGCGCCTGAATGAACACCTTCGGAAAAATGCTAGTCAAGCTCGGCGCTACTCCTCCTCCCGACGACGGTTTCTGGTACGCGCCCGTGAGCGGTCCAATGGGGTCGTATATCGCGCAGTTCGCCAGCGGTGACACCGCGCTTCGCATCAATGCGGTGGCTGCTTGCGTCTCTTTGCGGTCTGAAACGATCGGTTCGCTGCCGTGCAACATTTACCGCCGCGACGGCGACAACCGCAGCATCGACCGCGACCACCCGCTGCATCGCCTGTTGCACGATTCGCCCAACGATTACATGTCTGCTTTTGAATTCTGGCAGACGGTCGAGCAAGATCTGTGCATCGACGGCAACTTCTACGCGCGCATCGAAACCAACGGGCGCAACGAGGTCAGCGCGCTCCATCCGCTGACGCCGGAACTGATGGACGTTTCGCGCGACCGCCAAACCGGGATCATTGTCTACACCTATCGCAACACCGGCACGACCGAGACGTATGTTTCGTCCGACCTGCTGCATATCCCCGGGCGCGGCTACAACGGCGTGGACCGGCTGAAGGGCATGAGCCCGATTGAGTGTATGCGGAACTCTATCGAGGGTCAGGCGGCGGCGGAAGCCTACGGCGTGAACTTCTTCACCAAGGGCGGCATCCCGCCCGCCTACATCTCGCACCCGCAGAAGCTGACGACCTCGACCAAAGAGGGAATCCTTAACTACATGCTTGAGCGGTTCGGCGGCGTCCGCAATGCGGGCCGTCTCGGGATTCTCGAAGAGGGTATGGAAATCAAGACTGTGCCGATCAAGCACAGCGATATGCAGTTTCTGGAGCTGCGCAAGTTCGGCGTGGCCGAAATCGCGCGCGGCTATCGTGTTCCACCGCACAAAATCGGCGACCTCGACCGCAGCACGAACAACAACATCGAGCACCAGGGCATCGAGTGGGTAACCGACACGGTGCGCCCAGAATGCACGCGCATCGAAAAGCGGCTGAACATGCAGCTACTCGGCCCGCGCGAGTCGGCCCGCTGGTACATCGAATTCAACCTCGACGCGCTTATGCGTGGCGATTCTGCGGCGCGGGCGTCGTTTTACTCGTCGATGCGGAATATCGGGGCGATGAACGCAAACGAGATCCGCCGCAAAGAGGGCCTGAACAGCTACGACGGCGGCGACATTTTCATGGTTCAAGGCGCGATGGTGCCTGTGGATATGGCGGGCCAACAGCAGCAGCAGCAAATGGCGCAATCTGGCCAGCCGATGAACCTTACCGTTCACGTTCCTAAGCCGAACAAAACCAAGCGAATCATCCGCGACGAAAACGGCGCGATGGTTGGTATCGAGGAGTCAGACTAAATGGCAATCGTATTTCCTGACGCTGGCGAGAATATCGTTCTCGAAGCCCTCGTCAACAAGACCGCGCCGCAGAATCTTGTTTTGCGTCTCTACACGTCCAACACGACGCCCGGCGAATCTGACACGGCTGGCACCTACACGGAGGCCAGCGGCAACGGGTACAGCGCAATCACGCTAACGGGCGCATCGTGGGGTTCAGCCAGCGGTGGCTCGATCAGCTACGCACAGCAGACCTTCACGTTTTCGGGCGCGCTGGGCAACGTGTACGGCTACTATCTCACGCAGGCCAGTAGCGGCACGCTGGTTGCCGCCGAGCGATTTACTGACGGCCCGTACAACATCGCCAACAACGGCGACCAGATCAAAATCACGCCGACGATAACCGCGAGCTAACATGGCGATCACCACGACAGACGGGCTGCTCGCTGGCCTTCAGCCGCCGATTGATTTTTTGAAAGTCGGCGCGACGATGGAGGCGGCGGGCATCTTTTACACGCCGTTTTACGTCTCCGGCAGTCCTGGTGCGGCGGCGGCTAACGCGCAGGCGCTTTCCGGTGCGGCGCTGACCAGCTACGCGGGGCAGTTGCCGTTCACTAATCCAGTGAGCGGCAATACCTATCTCGCTCGGTTAACAGCCTCGGCGACGACGGCGGGGAAGTTGGTGCTGATTGATCGTCTCTGGCACAACGACACCATCGCTGAGACGACCACCACCGGGCAGACGATCACATCTGCCACATTTCCCGCGCGCGACCGAAACGGCTCGACGAACGGAGTCGGTGTGCTAGTCGCTATCGAGGTTTCGACGGCTACAACGAATGCTGGCGCAGTCACAAACACGACCCTTACGTACACCAATGATGCGGGTACCGGGTCGCGCACGGCCACTATCTCGTCGTTTCCGGCTACGGCTGTCGCGGGTACCTTTGTGCCGTTCCAATTGCAGGCCGGTGATACTGGTATCCGTTCGATCCAGACACTGACCCTTGGCACCTCTTACGGCGGCGGCACTATCCATCTGGTCGCGTATCGCGTGATCGCCGAACTGCCGCTCACCACGGCCAACGTCGGCGCGCAGATCGACGCCTTCACGGGCGGATTCCCACGGCTGTACGACAACACCGTGCCTCAGCTGCTTTTCATGCCGACCGGGACGACGGCCACCAATATCACCGGATCAATCGTTTACGCCCAAGGCTAACTCGTGGCTCGCAATGTAGAGCTTTACCCAGCGCTTCCGATCAGCAGCACCTCGATCCAGCGCAACCATGAGTTCGGCAATGCCGACACAGCAAAAAGCAATCTTTCGCGCAATGAGCTGTTCGGCATCACGCAATACTGGATCGCCAGCGGTGGTGTAGCGCTCGCCGGAGCGGCGACCACCTCGAAATCGACGGTTTTCACGGCGTCGGTTTCCGGCGGCGTGGTCGTGGCCGGGGCAGCGGCTACCGAGTATGTCAGCGGCTCGACGACATACACCTATTCGCCCAGTGGCGGCGTAACGCTGGCCGGGGCGGCGGCTCTTGCAAGAACATACGCGGTAACGGTTTCTGGCGGAACGTCGCTGGCCGGAACTGCGGTCATCGCCCGCACGCTGATCGCCACAGTGTCCGGTGGCGTAACGCTCGGCGGCGCGGCGGCAACATCAGAGATCGCGGTCTACACCGCGACCGTATCGGGCGGCGCGACGCTCGGCGGCTCGGCGGTACTGGCGAGGACGTACTCTCCAGCGGCGTCTGGCGGCACGGTTTTAGCTGGCGCTGCGGACACATCGTATCTATCGGCTGGCGCGACTGAGTACCCGTACGCAGCAACTGGCGGCGTAACGGTTGGCGGCGCAGCGGCGACACAGTACGTCGAGGCCACACCGCAGCAGGAGCAGGAGCAAGCTGGCAGCGGCGGATCGTGGTGGATTCGGCGGGTAGAGCAAGCGCCGATCTGGCGCACGACATACTGGTCGATTTTCCGCTACGAGGGCAGCGGTGGACCCACCCTTGGCGGCACCTCTCCGGTTTCCGTCGTCAAGGCTCCAGCGGCGACGGGAGCGCGTTTATCGCTCGTGGCTGATGCGCGAGTGAGTAAGTCGGTATCGAGGCGCGGCTCTGTGGCAATCCTGTTGAAAAAAGCACAGGGGGCGCAAGCGCGATACGAGCGGGCGCGGTGGCTGGTTGAGGAAGAAGAGTTTTTGAAACTGATCGCATAGGCGGGGACAATGAGCACTGAACTACTCGAATCAATCCAAGCGGCACCTGGCTACCTCGTCGCCTCGCTGTCTGAGGACGAAGCGAAAGAGCCGCGTCGCCGCGACGTGCTGTTCTACTCCGGCGCGAAGGTCGAGCGCTACGACTGGTGGACGGACGAATCCTACGACCTGTCGTTCTCCATGGATGGCGCGGACCTGTCGGAGTTGATCGCCCGTGGTCGCGTCCTCAATGGCCACTCGAAATACAGCGCTCTCGACGTGATTGGCGCTGTGGAAAACCCCCGTCGCGAAGCCGGTGGCTACGTGGCAACGCTTCGGTTTTCCGAGGCTGAGGACGTGGACCCGATCTGGCAGCGCATCGAGGACGGCACGCTTCGCGACGTTTCGATGGGCGTCAAGATCAACAAAATCGAACTCGCCGAAGAGGACAAGAAGGCCAAGCGTAAGCACTACATGGCGACCTCGTGGCAACCGTTCGAAATCAGCGTGGTCCCGATTGGCGCTGACCCTGGCGCGAAGTTTTTGAGTATGGACCCACGGCTGGAACGCCTGCGGTCCCGTGAATTTTCTGCCCGTCACGGCGCAGATGACAGCGAACAAAAGGCGCGTTTGGCGCTGGCTATCAAGGCCCGCCGCTACCGCGTCCTCGGTCGCTGAACCTTACCAACAACTGCCGTGAAAGGCAGAAGGAGAAAACCATGAAGAAAAAGCTTCTTCAGGATCGCATCGCCGCGCTTTCCGGCGAATATGAAGCGCTGCTGAAGGCCACGGAAGCCGCTACCGACGCGGTTGCCCATCTGGCCTCCGTGGACGCGAAGGAAGCGGAATTGACGCAGGCACGGCAGGAACTGTCTGCCGTTGAGGCGCTGGAAGCGAAGGCGAAGGCCAACGTGACCCGCGAGCCCGCTCGCGTCACCAGCGACAACGAGGCCAAGCGCCCGTTCGGCAACTTCGGTGAATTCCTCGCCGCCGTTGCCTACGCGCAGTCGCCTGCCGGTGCCTTCCACGGCCTCGGCGGTCAGGTAGATAAGCGCCTGTTTGAGCAGAACCTCGCGGCCTCCGGCATGAATACGACGGTTCCCGCTGACGGCGGCTACCTCGTGGGCACGCAGTTCTCGACGGCGCTGCTGGGCCGCGTCCGTGAGACGGCGAAGATCCTGCCGCTGTGCTTCGAGATCCCGATTGCGGAAGGCAACGACAGCGTTGAGATTCCGTATATCGACGAGACAAGCCGCGCGACGGGCTCCCGCTGGGGTGGCGTTCGCGTGTACCGCACCGCCGAAACGGACGCGCCGACCTCGACCAAGCCGAAGCTGGGCCGTCACGAGCTGAAGCTGGAAACGCTCAAAGGCCTCGCCTACGTTTCCGAGCGGCAGCTGCGGAACGCCACGGCGACCTCCGCGATCCTCGAAAACGCCTTTGCGTCGGAGATGGCTTTCACCATCGACAACGAAATCTGGCGCGGCACGGGCGTCGGTCAGTGCCTCGGGTTCGCTACGCAGAACTACGAGGGCTCGGCCCTGCTGGTCGAAGTGGCGAAGAAGGCCGCGCAGACCGCCGATACGTTCGTTATCGAGAACGCGACGGCCATGCTTTCGCGCCTCTACGCGCAACCCGGCGACAACATCGCGTGGCTCGTCAACCGCGACACCATCGGACAGTTGCCGCTGATGACGGTCGGCCAACAGCCGGTGTTCTTGCCGAACAACAACGCCGCCGGTTCGCCGTACTACGGCACGCTGTTTGGCTACCCGATTATCATCGTGGAGCAGGCGGAAACGCTGGGAGACGCGGGTGACGTGGTTCTGGCGAACCTGTCCAAGTATGTCGTCGCCACGCAGGGCGGGATGAAGTCGGCCTCGTCGATGCACGTCCGGTTCATCTACGACGAGATGACCTTCAAGTGGGGCTACGACATCAACGGCCACTCGGTCGTGAAGAAGCCCGTCACTCCGTTCAAAGGCTCCAACAGCCAGTCGCCGTTTGTGACCACGGCTGTGCGCGCCTAATTCACCGGGAGGGCGGCTAATCACCGCCCTCGCAACCCAAAACGAAAGGAAAACTTATGCAGCGTTACGAACTTCTCCAGAACCTGCACTTCGTCAAGGGCATCGACCCGGTGGCGGATGCGTTTTCGGGCACTGTTGCCTCTGACGTGGTGGACGTTTCCAACCACGGCGGGGCGCTGTTCCTCGTCTACAAGGGCGTCGGCACGACCGGCACCTCGACCATCACGGTCGAAGCGTGCGACGACGTTACGCCGTCCAATACGACGGCGGTGCCGTTTTATTACAAGGCCATCACGTCGAACGACGTGCAGGGTGCAATGACCGCCGCCGCCGCCGCTGGCTTTGCGACGACCGCTGGCTCCTCGCAAATCTACGCCGTCGCCGTGGACTCGCAGGAATTGGCGAGCGCGGGCTACAAGTACGTTCGCCTGAAGGCCGTCGAAGTCGTTGACTCGCCGGTTCTCGGCGGCATCGCCATTGCGCTGTATCAGCCGCGCTTCGGTGGCTCTGCGACCAACTCGGCCATCGACTAACCACCTCCCTCCGACCGTTCACTCTTCCTCCTTGGCGGGGAGGCAACCACCTCCCCGCACTTTTCTCCACCATGAACACCTACTCCTACTCCCTCGTGACCGGCCCGACCGGATTCGCCATCACCGATGCGGAGATGGAGGCGCACGCCCGCGCGAATGGGCAACCGGCGATCCAATATCAGCCGTATGTCTACGCGGCGCAGGCGTACACGGAAAAGATCACCAACCGGAAGCTAATCACGCAGACGTGGAAAGCCTTCCGCGACGACTGGCCATGTGGCGACCGGATGGAGATGCCGTTCGGGCAGTTGCAGTCAGTAACACACGTCAAATACACCGACACAGCGGGCGTACAGACGACGTTTTCGACAGACGCATGGGAAATCTCTACCTCGCGTGATCCCGGCGTCCTGGCGCTATCCTACGGCTATTCCTGGCCATCTACGACGCTGCGCGTCCTCGACCCCATCGAAATTCAATTCGTGTGCGGGTGGACCACGGCAGCGGACGTACCCTACGACCTTCGCGCGGCCATCCTGCTCATGGCTGGGCACCTTTACGCGCACCGCGAAAGCGTGATCGTTGGCGATTCGGCTGCGGTCGAGTCGAAGATGCTTGAGCAGGGTTTCGATGCGCTCGTCGCCAACTGGAGAATCTGGTAATGCGCGCGGGCGATCTGCGCCACTGGCTGCTCATCGAGTCCAAGACCGTCGCGGTCGATTCCAATGGCGACCGGACGGAAACATGGGCAACTTTCGCCGAATGCTGGGGCAACATTCGCAGCGGCAGCGGGCGCGAGTTCTTCGGCGCAAAGCAGACGATCACTGACCTCTCGCATGACGTGATTATCCGGTACGTCGCGGGCATCACGACAGACATGCGCGTGAAGTACGTTGACCCCAAGAATTCAGACGTCGCGCGCTACTTCAACATCCGCGCCGTCAACAATCCAGACGAACTGGACGAGATGCTGCGCTTGCAGTGCTCTGAGGTGGTGATCTAGTGGCGACGCGACAGCGGCAGATCAAAATCGAAGGACTCGACGAACTCACGCAGCAGATGGAAAAGCTGAAGCGTATCCCGCAGGGCCGCGACGTGCAATCTGCCCTCCTCGACGCCGCGCAGATCGTCAGCCAGCAGGCCCGCGCAAACGCGCCAGTCGCGCCCTATCCGACGTATTACCGGGGCAAGTACATCAACCCTGGCGGGCTGCGCGCGTCGCTCACGGCGGCTGCTGGGCGCGCTTACAAGAACTTCCTGCAAGCCTTTGCGTACACGCTAAAGGTTCGCGCACCGCACGCGCATCTGGTCGAGTTCGGCACCAAGGCGCACGCGATCAAGCCGACCAACAAGAAAATGCTCGCGTTCGGCAATCGGTTCAAGCGGTTTGCGAAGCAAGCGCAGCATCCTGGGTCGCGCCCGATCCCGTTTTTCTCGAAGGCAGTCGCGCAGACACGCAACCGTATCAAGCGCCTGCTGGAAAGCAAGGTCAAGGCCGCGCTTGACGCACTCGGGAGGGCCGCGTGAGGCTTTATCAAGCGCTGTACAAGTACCTCCAGACCGTCTCTGGCGTGACATCGCTCGTCGGCACGCGGGTCTATGACATGCACGCCGATCAGGGCCGCGTGACGGACTATCCGGCGATTGTGATCGAGGTCATCGACTCGCAGCCGTTTCACTCTATCGGCCCAGCCGCGCCGACCGCGACGCGCCGCCCCGTTGCGCTGTACTGCATGGCGCAGGGCAACAACAAGGCCGCTGAAGACCTCGCGGACGCCGTATACGCGGCAATCATCGCGCAAGAGGCGGCGATCACCACCGCAGCGGGTTCTCTTACGGTCAAGAGCACGCATTTGAACGGACGCCGCAACGAGTTCGAGGACGCGCTCGAAACATCGCAAAAGCTGTACGCGGTGATTCTCGATTTCGACATCATCCACGACCTTTAGGGCGCGGATGCGGGCCGCGTGGCGGCTATCAACTAGAACTGCCACAGGCAGGAGGAGACAACCATGGCTATTCTTGTGGGCAACGCCGGATCGTTCAAGATCGGCTCAAATACCGTCGCGGAGATCGACAACTGGACCCTCGACGTTTCCACCAATCTCGAAGAAACTCAGGCTTTCGGCGACACCTGGAAGGAGCGCACGGCGACGATCCGCGAGTGGAGTGGCAGCGCCTCCGGTCGCCTCGACGACACGGACACCAACGGACACGTTGCCCTCGGCACCGCGTTCCTCGGCGGAACGACCGTATCGGCGCGGTTTTACGTCGATGGAACCAACTACTACAGCGGCACGGCGTTCGTTAACGCCAGCATCGCCGCCGCCGAAAACGGCCTCGTGACGGTCAACTACACCATCACCGGCTCCGGCGCGCTCTCGCTCACCTAAGGGGGAATCATGGCCGTACTTGCAGGGCGTACAGCAGACATTTACATCGCCACCGGCACCGGCACGGCCATGACCGGCGAAGCGGTCACGTCGCTCGGAAGCGGAGTCTACCAGATCACGGACTCCGCTAAACGGGCGATCAATCCCACCGCCGCGCTGACCGTTTTGGACGGCGTGGCGACGGTTCCGGCGCAGAACTACCAGGTGACCTGGGGCACCGGAAAAATCACGTTTACCAACGGCTACACGCCTGCCGGAACGGTGACGGTGACGGGTGAATACCTGTCGTTGTCGCAGGCCGCGCAGGGCTACGAGTGGACGCTGGACGTGCAGACGGACCTCGAAGAAACGCAGACCTTCGGGGACTCGTGGAAGGAGCGCACGGCGATCAACCGCAGCGCGACGATTTCGTTCCAGCGTTTCTACGAGGACGGCTATTTCCGCACCAACATCGGCAACCGCTACGTTGTGCGGCTGTACATCGACCAGCCGGGCGGAACTTACTACGCCTGCGCGGCTCATGTGACCTCGCAGGGCATCACGGTCGGAGAAAACGAAACGGTCAAGGAAAACGTGCAGTTTGCCGCCGACGGCCCTGTCGATTTCGTGACCTAGGAGAGATATGAGTCTACGTGAAAAAGTCCTCGCGCAGAAGCTGCGGACGGACATCATCGACGTTCCTGAATGGGACGAGAAAATCGGCATCCGCGAACTGACGGTCGAGCAGCGGCTCAACTTCTCGATTGCTTTCCAGAAGTCCGGTATCAAGGCGCTGATCGAACTGATGATCGACAGCACCTTCGACCCTGAGACGGGCAAACCTGCTTTCGAGAAGGCCGACCGTGACACGCTAGCCAAGCTTCCCGGCAAAGGCGTCCAGTTTGTCACCGACGCCATTTTCGACCTGTCGGCCATGACCGCTAACGCGCAGGCGGACATCGAAAAAAACTCCGAGGCGAGCGGCGATTAGTCTTCGCCCTCGCCGAAAAACTACACTGCCAGGTGTGCGAAATCGAGGCCATGCCATCGCGTGAATTCGCGGAATGGTGGTCCTACCTGGAACTGACAGCGAAAGAGCGCCAGCAAGCCGAAGCAGCCGCGTCCGCGCGGCGTAGATGATCCATGCCTATCCTCTCCAACCTCATCGTCCGCATCGGCGCCTCGACTGACGACTACGATAAAAAAGTCAACGCGGCGCTCGGCAAGGCGCAGCGGTTCGCGCAGTCCGTAACCGCTGCGGGCGAGGCGATGGCTATTGGATTCTCCGCGCCAATTCTCGCCGCTGGCGGGGCCGCGATCAAGGCCGCGAGCGATATGCAGTCGCTCGAAATGGGCCTGAAAGCGGTCATGAAGACGACCGACGCGACTACCGCCGAGATGGCGAAGTTGCGCGAGGTGGCGAAGCTGCCGGGGCTGGGGCTGGAAGAAGCCGTGCGGGGCTCCGTGCGCCTGCAAATCCTCGGCAATTCGGCCAGCGAATCGCGCCGCATCATGGCCGAACTCGGGAACGCTCTCGCGGCTGTCGGCGGCGGGCGCGAGGACTTCAGCGAGGTAATCCGGCAGTTATCGCAGTTGGGCGCGGTCGGCAAGGTCACCAAGGAAAATCTCGACCCAATCGTTGAGCGCATCCCGCAGATCGCCGCCATCATCAAGGAAAAATTCGGCGCGCAGGCGCTGGGCGACCCCGCGAAGACGTTTGAAAAGATGGGCATCTCGTCGCAGCAGTTCATCCGCATCCTCGTGGACGAATTGGCGAAGGGCGAGCGCGCGGGCAATACCTACAAGAATTCTTGGGAAAACATTCAGATGGCCGCGAAGGATGCGGCTGCGGAGTTCGGTAAGACGTTGTTGCCGATGGCGCAGCGCGTCCTCGATGACTTCCTGACTCCAGGTATTGAAAAAGCCAAGGCATTCGCGCAGGAGTTCCAGAAGCTGCCGACGGCAACGCAGAATTTTGCTGCTGGCTTGTCGGTCGCTGCCGCCGCCGCGCCTATCCTGATAGTTGCCCTTGGCACGCTATTTGAAAAGGGCGCGATTGTCATTGCGACGCTGAATAAGCTGCTGCCGATTCTCAAAGGATTCGCGGGCGGGATCACGCTTGCGGGTACCGCTGCGACCGCTGCCGCCGCCGCTGTTGGCGGGTTCATGCACATCCTGAACACCCACCGGCAGAACACGGTGGACACGTCGGCGGAAGCGATCAAGCGCCTAAATGAACGCGTCGGAACCGGCGCGCCAGTGGCTTTTAGCGCGGCGCGCGACGCCGTCATGGGCTACATGCAGGTATTAAAGCCGTCGAATGAAGAGACGGCCAAGACGGGCGAAGTGGCTGCTGTCGCTGCCGAGAAGATTACCCGCAAAGCCAAGGCGCACATCGAACTGAAGGTCGCCACTCTCGACGGAGCCATCGCGCAGAAGATGGCCAAAGAGTACATGGATGACTACAACAAAGCCATCGACAAGGCGGCTGAGTTGGGCATCAAGTACGGCGGGATCACGCGCGAGCAGATCGCGCTCAATATTCAAGTTGCGGACACGCTGTTCCGCTACTTCCGCATTCTCGAAAACCCGCCTGACGTGAAGATCCCCGGCATCGGCGGCGGGATGAAAGACGTTCCGAAACCGGAAATGCCAGTTTTCCCCGGTAGCTTCGAGGAATTCCGCAAGATGGGCGAAAACATTGGCGATCTCGGGATGCAGACCAAGGAGCAGTACGAGGCGATGAAGCGCGCGGCGCAGTCGTCTGCGAAGGCTCAGTCTGCCGCGTTGCGCCAAGTGTCTACCGTGCTCACTGACCTCTCGCGCGGGATCGCTCGCTCGATTATCGAGTGGAAGGGTTGGGGCTCCATGCTTCAGGGCGTGGTGAAGTCGGCGGGCGAGGCGATCATTCGCGAACTGGTCGAAAAAGCGCTCGCCAAGCTGGCCGGGAAGCTGCTCGATGTTGGCGGCATCATGGGCAAGGTCTTCGGCGGCGGCACGGGTGCCGTTATGTCTGCCGTTGGCGGTGGTGGCGCGTCGGCTGCTGGCGGAATCGCTGGGGCCGTTGGAAGTGCGGGCGGTGGCGCTGGTCAAGCGGCTGGCGCTGCGGCGTCTACCGGTCTATCTGCCGCTGTCGGAATGGTCACA